TCCACATAACTATAAAAGTACTTTATAAGGGTGTGTGATGCTTCTGTGTTTGTGGTTATTGTTTTGCCTCTGTCTATGTCTTCATTGGTAATAATACCAAGCACGTGAAGATCACCTACACTAAGAACATAGGTTATATGGATATATTTGTTATTAGTACCAGATGCGGTGATGTGTGATTGAATACCGCCTATTTTCAACCCATCAGATGATCCACGTACATTAGGGTTATTAAAGAACACACTTATAGTATTTGCCGCACCTCGCCTATTTACAGTCGTACCTGGGTCGGTTGGTTTTGGTGGTTCTGGTGGTTCTGGTATATCAGGCACAAATGGAGAAATTACAAAATCAACAAAATCACTTACCAACGCTTTTGTTTTACGCCATATTTTACTTAGCCAACCCATTATACACCCCCCCATGGAACATCGGTTTCATCATCAATACCAATAAACTCTTTATCATATCCAGAAATCCCATTTCTCTTACACCACCCCACATAATCATCGTGTTGTGATTTCACATTGTTTGTTCTATTAAAATCGTATAATGCATGACTGCCATTTAAGGTAACAGCACTGCCAACAGGGTTTATTTCAAACCCACCTGATTGAACAGCCCCTTTATAAACCACAACAGCATCATCTACTTGTGTTCCTGTTGGATTTAATACTACTTTGTATAAGGTAAATGGTGCGCCACTATGCTTTGCTTGTTGGACTTTTTCCACTAATGTCATACTTAACCCACTAAGTTGGAATGATATATTTCTTCTTGTCATTTCTGCCGTGACATTCGTGGAAGTCATGCTTAACATCAATCCACCTACATAGTCCACCGCCACACCATCGACCATAAAAGCCTTATCGTAAGATGATGTGGAGAAATTATATTCATCAGAAAATGAATTATTAACGCTATCCCAAAAGAAAACGTCCACTATATCAACCACTTGAAATGACCCACTCTCGAATTGGTCAATTTGATTCTGAGTAAAGGCAGCCATTATACATCTTCCCTAAAATTAAATGCTAGTTCACTAAATCCCTTTATACCTGTGCTATATGTCATAGTCTTGCCGTCTTGGAATACAAGCATAGTTACACCCATTACATTGATAACTTCCGTTGTGTTCACTTGTACTTGTAATGGTGGGCTTATTTCAACTTCCCCAGCACCCGATGAACTTGGGTTAGTGATTTCTGTTATTTGGTATACTTTTTTATGTCCTGAGAATGTAATATAATCACCTATATTAATGAGGTTGCCATCAGTATTATAGTCGTAATAGACATTACTCCAGTAACTTAAATAGGGAATGATACTTGTGCCTACACCTAATGGGGTACTCACAATTAAATCAGGGACTGGTGGTTCTGATAAGGTTGCCCTTGCACCTGATGTGTCTGAATAGATGTCTAATGGACAATCAAATTCAGTTAATGCACCCTTTTTCGATTGCAAAAACCCAGTAACTTGCCTTGTTTCATTTCGTTCCATTGGTGGATATGTAACCTGAATACTGAAGTAATGCCCATCAAAATTCAGCCTATACATTTTACCTGTATCAGTAACGACAGAAGTTCCTGGGAATGTGCTAGTAATTTCTATTGATTTAAAGTCTTGTGGGGTTGGTAATGTAGCCATTATTGTTGTCCTCCTAATAATTGTGGTTCTTCATGAACGGCTTGTTTAACCATCCCGATAATCATTGGTTTTCTTGTTTGGAGTAATTCATCAAATCCATTAGAATCAACCGCATTGATGTTAAATGTGACTGCTATTGTACCACCACCAACCGCATTATTGGGTGTGATTGTACCTGTTCTGCCTGGTGTGAACATTTCTGGACCCTTTTCACCAACCATATATGGAGTATTACCTGTAACTGTACCACCGAATTGTTTGCCTTGATATGTTTGGCTACGAATTGATGCTACTTGTGCCATACCCATTGCTATTTGTGCGCCAGCCATTATAAATGACCAAGGTGGTGGATATGTGGCGAGTGCTTTGGTAGCACCAGTATAGGTATTCATCACGGCTTGTCCAATATTATAGGCTTTTGACATTGCAAATGCTGTTTTATTATGTTTACCTAACTCAGTCAGTGCGTTTCCTACTTCACCAATGGCATTATCAGTCATTTCCTTTTCAAGTGTTGACTTGGCTTGTGCGTACTGCTTATCATCTATCAATTTAGATTGGTTAAATGAAGTCAATGCAACCATTTGCCTTGCATAAGACATTTCATTTTCATTTTCAAGCAATGCATTGATGGCTTGTCTACCAGCAACTGCCATTTCTTGTTCTATTTTGAATTGTTCAGCGATTAAGTCTATCGTTTCAGCCATTTTTTCTTGTGCAGGCACGGTTATAGTAACTACCCCTGATTCATCAGCAGTACCCCCTGCCTTTAATCCAGCAATTTGACTCTCTATCCGTAGGACTTTTTCTAGGTGTTTCCCTCTTAATTCGGTTTCCTGATTATCTAATAGACCTAGTTTGTATTTCGTCTCAAAAGAGTCGAGTAGTTCTTTCTCCACCACCAATTGTTCTTGTAATGACTCCACAGTTAGTTTGCTGGGTTTTAATGCAGCCTCCATTTCACCAGCAATTCCGGCAGCCCATTGAGACCCCTCTTTCAATAAGTCATTGAATCCACTAGTTGTTGCTAATGTGTCAATAAGACTATCCATTGCAACACCGAGGTTACTCATTGACCCTGATAATGTGTCCATCTGCGCAGTTGCAGCACCTGCAAAGTCGGTTTCTCCTATACGCAGTAAGTACTGTTGAATCTTTGCGCTTTCATTGTCAATGGTAGTGCTGACCCCTTTAAAGGTCATTGTCACTTTGTCACCTTGTTTGGATGCTTTAATGCCAAACTCTTTTAGTCGTTCAAATTCACCCATTGCAGCATCTGCCACTGCTTCAACCATTTGATCTAATGATTTACCCATTGCTGCTGCCGTATTGGTATATGACAACATTGCTTCTTCGCTTGGGTCTAATCCCAATGTTTTAAGTTTTATGAATGCATCGACTACTTCATTAACTGATAATGGCACTTTAGTGGCGAACTCATTTAGGCTGTCAAATGCGTTATTTGATTCATCTAGTGACCCTGTAACCGTCGTTAATCTAACCTTTAATGTCTCCATTGCAGCAGACACCTCATAGATAGAAGCCCCTGCACGACCTGCCCTCTCTGCCAGATTAATCATTGAGTCTAACTTTACAGCATTAAGGCTTCTATTAAGGTTATTAATAGCCCTTGTTGCTGATGATGTGTTTGCATCTATTCTTATTGTTACATCTGCCCGTGCCATCTATGATCTCCTGATCTTCTGCCCTGCTTCTTCCCTTAGTTTGGCTTCTGTTTTAAAGAAAGCCAACCATAATTTGATCTCGAACACTGATAATTCCATCCCTTGGGTGAGGGTTAAACCTAATTCCTTACATATTTGCATAAGGAAAAATAAATCAGTGTTCTCTGTTAGTTTTTTTCGTATTCCTCATCAGGTATGCCTGTATTAATAGCCCCTGCCACCCTTATAATCAATTTTGGATCGGCTTCATTCATTAACTGTGCCCTATTTGCATCAGTGAATAGTCTTTTACCATTAGCATCTAGGCATTTCACTAGTATACTTTCTACCAATGCGTCAACAGTCTTGCCTTTTGATTGCAGTTCCATTATCTTCTGTTCATTCTTAAATGAATAGGTTGGGTAATAATAAATGTCCGTATCCCATTCTGGAACGTGATGTTTTATTAAATTATTCTCCAATGCATCATTAAAGTGTTTTGTTATGTTGTCAATTACACTCATTTTCTAAATTTCCTTCTTATTTTCTTAATTAATGTCTTTACAAACCCATTAGGGGCTTGATTAGAATGACCATCCTCTAATCTTCTAATATAAGGTACTCGATTTACTACTATAGTATTAACCGATTTTCCCTCTATCTTCCAATTTCTTCTGGCTTTCCCAGTATCTATCGGGGTAAGTGGTTTCACTTCATTTAATGCAAAACCCATTATTTGGGAGATTTTCTTATCTCTTGCATTTTGTATCTTTTTGCCTACCCTCGGACTAAAAATAACTCGTGATTTTAACCTAATTCGGGCATTAGACAAATCAGGGGTTTCCTTATCTCTAAGAGAACCCCTGATTGCTGAACTTAATAATAACCTACCTAATAGTGGGATAGGCATATTATTTCTCCTAAGTGGCTGTACCGATCACCACATCACCAGTGCCTTGGAATGAGATGCTTGATTCAACCATCCCCTCCATAGTGCTGTTGATGCTAATGCCAGTTATGATGATATTCCCTGACACTTTTGGATCACCTGCTGCATCTGTACTTGGATACCCAATGAATGCGACCTGACCTGCTGTGATCGAATCATTGATGTTCTGCACTACCGCTGTACTATAATAGATGTCAGCACTTCCTGACCATTCCTGGATACCTGGTTTGTACCTACGGGTATCATCTTTCATTACTGTGTTTTCGGTTGTATTGAT